CGCCCATGAACCAGTCAAAGTGCCCTTCATTCAAGTCTGGCACAGCCTGCAATTTGACACCTGTGGTGGCAGAAATTTGCATGCGGTCAGGCATGGTCTTGTGTTTGTCCGAATGTTCTTTGATGAACTCGGCCGCAGATCTCAAACTCTTGTCAAAGTTCTGCGGGTTATAGATGTTCTGCACACGCACATAACTCTGTGCATCTTCCAGCATCATTTCTAGAAATAATCGTTGGACTTCGGGTCCGTACTCTTTTAACAAAATTTATTCCTCAAACCAAAATTTTAATTTGCTGCCGATGTCATGTTGTAAATCTTCCGGCCATTGTGAAATTTGTTGCTTACAAAAATTATCAACATGTTTATTTTTCAATAACCATTGATTGTGTTCTAATCGATCTATCATTGACTCTCTTATTTTACTGGCATATTTGTAATCACTTAGCATGTGCAAGTTGTGTTTGAATGCATAATAACAACGTTCAATCAGGGTGTCGTAGTGTTGATAACTGTGATCTATTACGTCATTGAACACATCAAATCCCATTTCTTCAAATCGTTGAGCTTGATTAACACCACCACCTACCCACAACGGAAATGTTTTTCCTAGTATAGCATATGCAGTTTTTTCTGTAAACACTGTGCTTTTTTCAAAAGCCAACGATTCAGTGATCAATGATACCACACTACCGGAAAAGATATTGTTTAATCCATGATTCCATGTCCAAGAATTATCAGGATATTTAATGTGCGAATTGTCAGTGCTTCCGGTATGATGAAAAAACTTTTGCGGTATTTTAACTTCGGCCAACAACAATGATTGTTGCTCTGCACTTAACGGTGAATCTTTTCCAAGATGTGCTAACTCATTTAATATGTTTGTCATGTCAAATCGTGAATCAACACCGCTCCATGTGTAGTCATAGTTGTTCAAGTCAAACATCTCTACCAACTTCATGCACAAAAATCTGTTGATTTGTTTTTTATTAATCATGAAATTAAATATATGTTGTGTTTGATAATCCTGGTATTCTAGAAAATTTTTAACAATCAACCTTGTGGTTCGTGCCAAAAAAAGCGGCACACAGTACACATGGTAATTAGAGGGTTCAACAGTAGTAAAATGATCATTAACAATATACGCAGGAGACTGGTTGTGTAGCATGTTGCACAACTGGTCTTGGCCGAACACATCGTTAATCCAGACAATAGATTCACTTGTTATATCTGCCAGTGGCGTTTTACGAAGGAAAATTATTTTACGATTGTAATCTTTTGACAAGTGCTTTTTTCCTTAACTCAATTTTAATTCTACTGGTCTCTCTTGATTGTATTATAGTTAGTAAGGTACCTAATCGACCCAACTTTATCACAGCATCGTTGACGTCTTTGCAACCCGCAGGCCAGTCAGGTATGCTCACTGCCCAACCCAGTTCTACAGCACGATCAATTAGTTCTACGCCTGCTCGATCCTGATCCGGCACTATAGTTACCTCTCGTCCGAGGCTGCGTATCAATCTGGCCTGTGCATCTGACACAGTGTTGTGCATCACAGCCACACCGCCAATGCTGAGTGCATCAAATATACCTTCAGTTACAATCACATGTTGCCAATCTGTGGGTTGCAAGTCTGTGCCAAACACGTAACCTGGTTGGCTGTCAGAAATAAATTTGGGTTGCTTGTTGTCCAAAAATCTGCAAGTGTATCCCACAATCTTGTTGTCATACGTAAATGGTATAACCACATGCGGGCGTGTCCAATGTGCCCCGTCATTCTCTATCTGCACCATGGCAGGAAAGTCTTTGGGCACATGTCTAGCACGTACATACTCCCAATATGGTCCATGCTCAGGCATCAACAATTCAGCATATGGTGGTAAGTCTCGTTCTTCAAATGTAATACCTGCTAGTGTATTCCATGTTTGTTGTCGATCTTGTATTATGCCGTGTATGCTTCGATGCCGAAGACTTTCCAGATTCAGCATTTCTATTTCTGTTTCTGGCACACCCATCCAGCCCAACAGTTTACGTGCTTTGTAACTTACACTGCGTCCTAATATAAAACTGGCGGTGTATGAACAATTGAAACAGTGATAACTCCAACCTTGATCAGTGGCTTTGAGTCCGGCTCGCCCTCTTGTGTCCTTAGTGCTGCCATTGTGCTGACAGCATACTGCATTGAAACTCAACCACCCAGAGGGTGTTGGTTTCTTTTTCGCAGGCAGATAAGCAAGGATATCAAGCATCTGTTGAGTATAACAGATTTGTCACACAAATGCAATGCTTAACGATAAAGTATATTGGAAACGTAGCCAGTTGTGATCAGCACAGTCACAGCTTGTGCTTCGGTGCCACCAAAGTTCAAAGGCAAGTAACCCGAACCGCCGTTGGTGACAGTGATTTGTCCAATACCGCTGGGTCCTGTAAATGGTGCGGCAATGGCTGTGGCGCCAGCACCATTGCCCAGAATTTGCACATATGGTGCAGCCATATACCCCATGCCAGCATTGTTCACAGCAATGCCTGTGACCACACCGTTGACCACTGTGGCAGTGGCTGACGCACCATATCCTTGACTGTTGTTGATACCTAACCGTAGCAATGGATGGAAGCCCACAACATTGATGTAAAAAGTTCCAGACTCGTCAAAGTACTCGCGACTTTCTGTGACATCTACCCAAACAGCTTCGTAGTCCTGAGCGGCCTGCACCTTGACAGTGCCGGTATAGTGTTCCAAATCATACTTGATTGTGGTCAAACTGGCACCGGTGGTGTTGATATAACTTGAGTAATATTCTGTGAGATAATTGCGTGACAGCGGTTGTGGGTTCAATGCCCAGTCTGGGTAGGAACTTGGCCCGGGTTGCGGCCAAGAATTTTTGCCATTTATTGTGGGGATTGAGACAGGCTGGCTGGGCATAAACTGTGGCAGCACACTGTCCACAATGTCGCAGTCGGCTCTAGCACCTGCATTGTCGTCTGTGAACGCTGCCTGTACATAATTGCCTTGTGTGCGCTCAATGCTGTAACTGCCGGGCTGTGCTAGAATGTTGATGGTATCTGCTGTGTCCAGCACAACTTTGACTCGGCCCAAACTGGCACTAAGTACAGTCATGTCTTTTTCCAACAATAATTCATCGCCGGTTTGATTCAGCAATCTAAAGCGGAATGTGCTGCCTGTGACGTTCACAGGTTTTTGGTCTTGGTTGATGAACTCAAACAACAGCACGTTGTCTACACCTTTGTTAACAGTTAAAGTTTTTGCATACACTGGGTCATACCTCGCAGTAAAGTATCCACCACTGGTGTCAATCAAAAGTACCCGAATGATTTGTTGATATAAGTAAGCAGTGGTTGAATACATAGGATCCTCGATACGTATTTATGGGTAATAACATCTTTGAAAAACTGGCGGAAAAATATCCGTTTATAACTCTTTGCATTTACGCCAGCAACGAGTATATAGGAGTAGTTCAAAACAGAGACGATGCTGTTACAACCATCTACGACTTTGGTGCTGTGCTCACACAACAAGACAAGCTGGAGTTCTTGGAACTGGCCAACAATTGGTGGTGGGAAAGCAATAGGAGCATACCCATCAACATATTCTTGCGTGGGGACTGGGAAAAGTTCCGTTTTACCCTGCGCACATTCTCCAACAAAGATCTAGAAATCTTACACGGACCTGTGTGCAGCCGAATAGACATTGCCCGCAAAAAATCCAAGCGTAAATCTATTACACTTGTGCGTCGGATTGATTGAGCAAATTCATGTGCAAGGCCACCAAGGCTGCGTAACTCACAGCATGTGACTTTTTAAACGTATAACCACGCGATTCGTCCCCATCCCACACACCGGCAAACACTTCATCCCAGGGCCGTCGCTGTAGGTGAGCTTTGCCCGGTCTAATAATTGATATAAAAGCAGCCATCCTGGGTATGGAGTCAGGTTGCATTGTGGCCAATAAATCCACATAGTTGCCCACGTGAACCAACTGACCGGTCCAGGTTTGGTCTGTCCATAGTCGCGACCACGGAGGGGTTGCTGACAACATGGCTTCATAGTGTTCAGGACCACGAATCAACTGATACACACTCATGTTCAACAGGTCAATTTTGAAATAGCCACGCTGCTCTGCTGACTCATAGTCTATGGCTGCACAGCCGTGTTCGAGATCTTCGGGAATGTCTGTGACATAGATGCCCGAATTGTGTCGGCGTGGTTTTCCGTCCACAACCTGTCTAGCAGGTGTGTGCTGGATCAGTTCCAATATTCGGGCACGATCTGGAACGTCAATGTCAATGTCTGCACTCATATTCTACACAACGCCACAACAGTCTTCAATTGTTCTTCAGCCTCACGCACAGCCCCCAGGGCATCGGCCACAGCAGGATACTGTTCAGCCATGCGCCGGGCTTCTGCTTCTTTGTCACGCTGTTCTCTCACCCAGTCAAGTAAAAGTTCAGCATCTGGGTTGAGTCCAACATAGCATTGACCTAGACTGAGCGGTTGCCAACCAGTACCGTTGTACACTTCCAGTCGTTGAGAGCTGGTATTATATTGTAACTGCCCCACACCCATGTAACCAGCGTTGTTGATATAATTACTACCAGTGCTGTTAGCAACTGTCACATACTTGCCAGTTTGTCCAATGTTTCCTATCATATTACCATCCTGATGTTTTCAATATTTGTATTGTATAAAAGATTGCTGAATTAGTCAATTTTTAATTGCGTAATTTATGGGTGCTACATTATTTTGATAATAATGATTACATGCCCATTCTATAAGTTTTTTGTTTGGTGTCCCTAGATCTAACTGCTCAAACAACTCCAATACGACATTGACATTCGCGTCAGGATCTAATAGATTGCTGAGAGGCAATTTATATTGGTTGCAGTACTGATTGCTGATTGGTTCTAATAATTTATTGTAGTTGTAAAAAGGTAGAATTGCTGGTTCGCCAATGACAAAGTTTTTTAAGAATGCAAATTTTGAAATTTTAAAGCGGTAAGGATTGTAAAATTGTATTTTTTTATATTTGGCCACCAAATAGTCTGGGTGGTTTTCTTTAGATATCCACCCATCATTGTCTTGGCCAAATAATTTAATGTATCTAGTTTTATAAAACCATTTTTTAGATGGGATATCTACCACAATATTGATTATTGAGTTCCCCAATCCCCATTGCGGAACAACCGGCTTGTTGAGACGCATGACTGTTTGTTGATGATTTTGAATATTATTCAAAAACAATTGGTCGTTTCGATTTTTCAATTCTTTAACAAACTGTTCCACTGAAAGATCATCTCCTCGTGGATGCTTGGCACTGACAAAATCCAATTGGTAAGGATGATGCGGTTCGTGTTTGATATGATTTTCAAGATCTGATTGAAAACATTTAGAAAACCAATTTTTAAAACAATCTTCAAATTGAGGTGTACCTTTGGCGTTTTCAACTTGTATATCCCAACAAGGTAATTTGTTGCTGGTTTGTAAAATTGATATGAGAAAGTTGCCTGCTGCTCCAGGAGCATATCGAACAAACAACAAAGGAATTTTAGAAATTATCATTAAAATTTGCAACAGTGGTCAATATAGAATGAAATTTCTGTACTGTAGTTATATCCAAGGTATTGGTAAAAAATTTCAAATAATTGTTTTGTGTGATATTACGTGCCATCTCGCTAGTCAACACATGACTATTTTGTTTTAACCATTCTATGGCCAGGATAATTTTATCGTAACGAAGTTTGTGATCGTACTCGTTGTCAAATTGTTGATGTTCCAAGGGCAATAAATTCCACGCTGTTTGATAACCAGATTGATTGTACATGGCATGAGTTTTTGCACCAGCAATGGGCCATGGTATTGTGCCTGCTACAAAACACTTGAAAATTTTTTCAGTCATAAAGTGCTGATTATTGACCCAGTGAGTTTCTGGAAAAACTACACATTTATAATCATAATATTCGTTTATCATAAAATATCCCATGGGTACGTTGCCATATTCATGATCAATACCTACTTGCACACTGCTATTATGATAATAAGTTCTATGAAAGTGTGTATCATAACAATTATTGACAAATTTTCTAAATGCTTGATCGTGCAAATCTTCAAATTGGCAATCAGGAACTTCAACTACGCCATCAGTTAATGCAGATTTTATAGCTATGTCTACATTATTTTTTTGTAGTAATTCCATAAAATATTGTCGATTGCTTCTGTTTACACCATTGACATAACAGATATCGTGTGTGTGCGTGGGTTCGGTCCAAGATCTTTCATAATACTGCGGATAAAATCCTCGAACCATGACATCGTGAAGCAAACATATGTTGTGATTAAATGGTATGTTCTTGGAATCCAACCAGTGAGTTTGATCTAAAAATGCTCCAGAAATAAAATAAACATTTTTATATTTGTCAAGACACTCGGCTATGTATGGTGTGCTAACTTCTAATGACTCTCCTGCATTGTCTAAAAACACCAAGTCATAGTCATCAAATTTGCAAAAATTGCGTTTTGGCATGCTAGAAAATGCAATGTTAACAGCGTTTGACGTTGGAGGGCCATATTCAACAATCACGTCAGACTGGTATTTGTGCCTGGCATTAACTGCTTGTCGATACGCATAATACCGATCAAATAGTTGCAATCCAATAGAATCAGAAAATTTGTGTATGCGTATTTTTTTCACTACCATCCTGCTTGTTTCAATATTAGTTTTGCGTATTCAGCGTCTGCAGCATAGTCTGAGAACTTTTTCTGCCATACATCTGAATCTATGTAAGGCCATATCATGGACACTTGATCAGCTGTGAGTTCACCCAGGAACTTTTGTCCTGACTCTGAATTGTATATCACCCAAGGACTGATGCGTCCGGTAGTGATAGCATGGCACATGGCATGTGTGCTGCCGTAGCGCAAACAATCATTGGGCGGAGCCGAGTGTCGCTCACTCCAGTCTATGCCAAACTCCACTGCTCGTGCCAGTGCATCTGCCACTGCTTCTACCTTTAGGTAGTCTAGCAAGTATTCGGTGTAGACTTTGTCACTGCCCCAGTTGTCAATTTTTTTGTTGTGTTTCAGCAACCATTCTGTGAACTGTCTAGGATTGATTACCTTTGTGGCCACACAGTATCTGCCAAATTTTACAAATGCTCGGTAGTAAGGTGAGTCAGCAAAGTCATCAAATGTTTTAAGCCTAGCACTTCCTTGTGCAATCTCATAGAATCTCAAGTAGGATTGAAAGCCCAGTTCAACACCACGTTCACTGCGTTCCGATCTGCGGCGTTTGGGCTCACACAGATGCACCACAAGACTTTCTGCACGTCGAAATGTTTTCTTGCAGTAGCCGCAAGTGAGTTCATTTAGTGTCTCGGCCATGGTCTCGGATTTGTTGATCTAGTTCTTTTTTGGTTGTAAGTTTGGCCAGTAGGTCTATTTCGTCATCTTTGTAAGTGGGAAACAACTCGGCCAACTGTTTTTTGATACTGCTTGCCCCTGCGCCTGTTTCTTTCTTCTTGGGCGAGATCCAGTTGTGTCTGGGTGTGCCCATGTCTGGACTCACTGTGGTAGCACACAACCATTGCAGTTCAGGATGACGGCTGATGTTGAAGAAGTGTTTGTTCAATCGCTCGTTGGTGGAAATCAAATAAAATTCTTGCATCTCCTTGGAACCTTCCACACATGATGCCCAACGAATCATGAGATAGTTGGAAAACTTCTTGCGTTCCTCGTCTGTGAGTTCGCTGTAAATGTTTCTATTCTTGCGATCCAGTTGTCGCATCTCATTGGCAATGTTTAGTTTGTCGCTCAGTTTTT